ATAGTCAGCAGATCCAGATCCCGGATGGAAATCCCCAGCTGCACACACCGGAGAAGAAACAGGGGAGTTGTCATTTCACGGTCTGTTGCATGAAGTTTTTTTAGCCTCCACATCCGTCCTGATGTTCATTCCCCACAGCTCGATCAGCTTCGGCAGAACCTGGTAAATACTGAACGTGTTGAACTCATCCAGCCAGTCCTCCGGATTATCCGGAATGGATGGATCCGCATGTTTCGCCATCACATAAGCAATGTTCTCAAACATCTCAAGGGAAAACAGATCCAGTGAGGACTTTTCCGGATCCCCATCCCCGATACTCTTTTCCAGAACAGATAAATCCTTGTAGATATCCCTCTGGAACTTAATCCTGTAAATACGCGGAATGGCGGCCGATGCCTTAAAAGCAACCGCCTTCCCGTCAATCTCAATCTTCTTCATCATGCTCATATCTGAATCTCCTCAGCTCAGTGCTTTTCCATTTCCTGTAGCATCCACAACAGACTTTCCACCATTATCAGCCTGCAAAGAAGCCGGATCCGCAGCCGGCAGATACACCGCCTTGTACCAGTCTGCATAAACAGTTGTATCCGTAGTATCTCCTGTCTTCGCCTTCACCTTTCCATCCGACAGCGGCGTAGCCTTGACAGTCAGCGTTTCCGTCTGCACTTCCTTCTTCTCCTCGTTGGTCTTGCCCTCAATCTTCGGACGGGAAGCCGAACAGTTATACATCACGTGGCGGATATGGCGCACATCCCCGTCAAACTCAAAAAGCAGGGCAAACAGTGCCAGTTCTGCATCCGAGTTTTCAATCAGAACACCCTTGGCATCCAGCTTTTCCCTCAACACATCTGTCCTGAAACTCTCCGGAATCAATGCAAGCTCCAGATCACCGTCATACCCCATATTGTTGTTGATCACATAATACGCAATACCGTCCGCATAAAAATTCTCCGGCTCCCCGTTGGCATCCAGGGACAGTGATACGGATCCCGGAAGCGGCACCGGTGCTGCATAGGACACCGCCCCGTCCTCCCCGATCGTCAGTAATGCGTAATGCGCATTTTTCAGGTTATACTTTACCTTGTTATTCTTATCAGACATATTATCCCTCCATCATTTAACAAATCATTACAGTTCCATACTGTACAGTACCTCATACAGCTTTTCGCTCTGGATCCAGACCTCCGACTTATTATAAAAAATCCCGGCATCATCCAGAACTGTTTCCACCAGAGCTTCTGCCCCCGGATCCTTCCGGTCCGTGTAAAGTTCTATCCTCACTTCACTGATCCGGAAATATACCCGCCCGTCTGCCGCAAAATTATCACTGCCGGGAAGCAGATAACAGATAAACGGCGGCTTCGGGCTTTCCCCTTCCGCAAAATGGTCATAAGCAAAAGGAAAACCAGTCTTTTCCAGCATCCCTGCCAGTTCTTCCAGTGTCATATGCTTTCACCTCCCGCCATCACCTCAGTGCCTTCTCCATTTCCCGTTCCAGAGTCTGCGCAGCCCGTTCCTCCGCAGGTGCAATATGGGGAAATGCCCTTGTCCTGCTGCCTTTTCTCAGCGCATGGCCGAACTCCAGCAGATGGGCCAGCTGGTACCTGTTTCTGAAATACACCACGATCTCCATTGCATTTGCAGTTTCCTTCGTGGTCTTCGCCGCCCAGCTCTTTGCGTAGGCACCAGTCTTCACAGGGGCATTCTCCTGGATGTCCTTCCTTGCCTGTGTCCCTGCCTTCTTTACCGCCTTTTTCATATCATCCGCCGCAAGCTGTGCATACTCTTCCAGTCCTTCCATGATCACATCTGCCATCTGGCTGACTGTACATCTGTCCCCTTCCATGCTCTCACCTCCGGACTTTCCTGCATGTGAATTTCAGACACTTCTTCTTATAATTCAGATGATCCACACTCACAATGTCGTACACCTGATCACGAAACAGGATCCTGTGGGTAACAGACCGGATGCCTGCAGTCTTTTTACAGTACCGCACCGTCACTGTCATTCCCACATCTTCCACCACAGTCCCTACATTTTCCGCTTCCCTGGAACTGGCAAGCCCCTCGCCGCCTATCGTAGCAAAACAGCAGTAATCCTCTGTCCACTCATTCCTGTGATTCCCGATCCCGTCCTTCACAACAGAACACTTCTGAAAAATCACCTTTTCATTCATCAATGCAATATTCAAAACAACCACCTCAGAACCCCGGTTTCCTCACTCCAAACAGCAGGCACCGCAGATCCATCACCAGCTGATGGTGATCCGCTTCCTCCCTGTGTTCATACAGATAGGCAGCCGCATACTGCACGGCAATCTTCGTCCCCTGCAGGTCTTCAAACTCATCCTCATCCGTGATCCTTGCCACATCCATACAGATCTGCTGTCCCTGCTCGATTAGCTCAGAAAGCAGCACATCATCATCGTCAAAATCCACCCGCAGGTAATTCTTCATTTCCTTTACTGTCACAACCAACTGCATCACCTCAAAAGCAGAACTGGCAGGTCTGCTTTTTCCTGCCAGTTCCCATGTTTTTCTATTAGTCAGCTTTCAGTTTCATGATCTGCACAGCTTCCGGAAGAACCAGTTTTCCGTCCACACGTTCCTTTGCAACAAAACCGATCATTCCGTTGCCTGCAAACAGTTCATTCAGCTGCTTAAAGGATCTGTTTCCACGGTCACCAATGTTGTAATAACTGTAATCCCCAAAAGCGATACCGTCCTTCGATGCATAGGCAGAAGTCTCCACCTTATATCCCAGAATCCTGTCCGGTTCTCCTGCCTGATAAGCCGGCTGCCAGATATAAGCACCGTTATTGTCCTTCAGCTTTCTAAGGGAAGGCAGTGTTGCATCATTCATGATAAAGGATGCATTTTTACGGTACGGACGTTTCAGGCCATACACCAGATCCAGCATGTCATCTGATTTCAAAGCTGCAGCCAGTGTATTCAGCAGATGCCCTCCGCCTGTTCCGTCAAAAATACCTGTCGGCTTCCCTGTTCCGTTTCCGTTCAGGAAGGCATCCTCTTCCGCATTGGCAAGCGCCTTTCCAAACTGGACAAGAATGTAATTTTCCAGATTAAAGGCATTGTCATAAAGCAGTTCCTCAGTTACCTTGATCGCCACATGAAGCTTATGTGCATCCAGGATCTTCTGGTCAAAAGTCGCATCCCCGAAAGTCAGTGCCCCGCCTTCCTCAATCCAGCTTGCCGCCGGCTTGGTAGCCGCAATATTGATCTTGTGCTCTCCGGAAGTCACGATCCTTGTGGCAAGACGGCGCATGATATTTTCTTCATTCAGAACATCAACCAGTCTTCTGTCATACTCCTCCGGAACCAGATAACCGCCGTCGGCATCCACTCCCTCCTGAAGGGTATTGGAAACCTGGCGGAAGTTGCTTCTCAGTGCATTCAGCATTGCCCTGCGGTATTCATCAGAAGCACGTCCTGTCTTTGGCTCACCCTGGCCGCCTGCATAAGGCTTCCCGGTCAGCGGCTGGTTTACCGGCTGGTTCAGGTTCTTTTCCATTTCCTCAGCCTTACGGTGGCGGTCAATCGCCTTTGTCAGATCCTCAATCTCCGCTTCCATCCTCTCATAGGCAGCACTGTCCTCCGCAGACAGCACCCCGTTTTCATTCTCATGGGTATCCACAAAATTCTTTGCAGCTTCCCAAACCTTAGCTCTTTTCTCCATTAATTCCTGAATCGTCATAATCCGTATCCTCCTCAGATATATTTTTTAATAAAATTTAAGCGTTCACGCAGATCATCCGCAGAACGCCCTGTAACGTTCGTATTCACTTTCGCTTTCTTTCCATAACAGCCTGCACTCTGCTCTGCCACATATTTTGCAGTAATTTCTTCCTTTTCATTCTGGTATCTGATTTTCAGTTTCTTAATCTCCTCATCCATAAATGCTTTTTTTGCTTCCTGCTCCTGTGATTTATTCACATCCGGTGTGATAATCATCTGACCATTTTCACATTTCACCTGCACATAATCCCCAAGATGAAATCCCAACTCTTCCAGCCATTTTCCTTTTAATGTAATCGCCGGAACTGTCTCATATTTATAACCGCTCTGTCCACAAACCTTAATATTTCTTACGTTTTTCTTTGCCATAGAATTGACTCCTTTCAGACTTGACTAATAGATTTTTAGATAAAAAGAAAAAGCCGCTGACACGTTATCTTCTAACGCATCAACAGCTTCTGTCTTGCTTTGTTTCAGTGTATTATTCGGTTTTATTTAGGCTCTTTACCATCTTTAATACGGTAGTAATCATCCATATCCACGCTGAGTTTTACCGTGGTATCTGGTTTTCGGTTGCTCAAGAGGCACACAGTCTCCACATGCCCGTTCTTCTTCCACAAATGCCAAGTGCTGCACAGCTTCTAAATAATTCTCTATTTGTTGTCTTTGCTCTGCATTTAGTTTTCTCATCTCTGTCTCAAAATTTGCTTTTTTACCTTTCTGATCTTTTCTGCTTCTTCCAGTTCCGGAAAGTGAAGATAAGACTTTCTGCTCACATCTCCACATCGGAGATTATTCAAAAATGCGCTTATTTCACTCCATACTTCGTTTTCCATATCGGTACTCCTTTCGCTCTCGGCATTTCCTGCCATGCTGCTATATCTTTATTGTTGCCATTCTATAATAATTCAGCATATTTTTTCTAAAACTTCATCTTTAGAAGTATATTAGCATCCCAACTCGGTAAAATCAATTATAATACTTCAACTTTAGAAGTGAGGGATAGAATGAAGATATACTGGAACGGACACTCAAAAAATATTATCGGAAATAGATTAAATGTGAACTTCCAGTTTTTTTCCGCCTAAATCGAGTATCGCTATATCTGTGACTCAAAATAATTCTATTTTTCCG